AAGTTCTTCTGTGCAATTTACCGTGAAACGCTGCTGCCAGGCGCCGTGGAATCAAACCCAATGCAAAACAAAACAAGTTTTGCGTTGTTTGTTCCTCTCGTTTTTGTATGCCATAAAGTCAACAAAACGAGTCAACAAACAATGCAAGGAGGTGGGAAACAGGAGAAGTATGAGACAAAGTCCAGTAGTAGTTCTGGCAAAAGCGGGAATGACTCTAGGAAAAGAGCCAAAAAAGAGTCGGATAATAAACGTATCCACGGAACTGTAGGTAATTGCCTTAAATCCAAATCGGGGCCAAGCCCCGGCACTGCAGTGTGTCGCTCGTATGCGAACACAGGTATGTGCTCCGTTAGTGGCTGCAGATACCTGCACAGCAGCCCATTGCGTAGTTCGGCAACAGTGTCGAACACCAATCAAATCGAAAGTCCAGTTTTAGTAGTTAATCGAGCTGAAACTGTAGAGGAAGAAATTCCTGAACCCGTGTTTGCGGATCAACCTCATGTAGAGGTTGAGGACGCATGTGATGACGTTGTAGAGGATACCTCTATCCCAGCTGAGATGACATTAGTCAATCTCCCTAGTAACAGAGTTTTATTAGGGTCCCCGTGTTTTATGAAGAATGTAAGGATTCTCACAGGGGCTATTCTGTTTGCCACAGCGCTGAGACGCGTCAATTTGATTCCGATTAAAGTTAATGCAGCCTTTTTAAGTTTTACCTTGAAGTGCTGCATCCCAGGTTTAGTGATTGCACCAGCCTTCGCTAATTCGGACCCTCGCTTACGGGAATTGGTGCATGGAGCCGTAACCGTGCCCAATTGTAAACTGGCCATTTCGTATTTCACCTCTGGATTATCCAGAGTGTGGAATTGCGCAAACGATTTCCAGGGTGTTTACCAACGCATTCGTAATGGTCAAGCCGTTACAGCTATGCGTAATAGAGAGCTCAACGCGTGTGTAGATATTACAGTTGGTAATTGCTATAGCATTTATAATTATGTCAGTGAGACAATCGGAAGGTTTGATCCTTTCTCGTACTGCACTCCGATTTTAACAGCTATTAGCTCTTATTTACTGCTTAAGTGGAGTCCTCTGGGCTTCGCCAACACGCTTAAGTTAGCGACTGGAGTAGCCTGCGTTGTAGCAGGGAAACTAGTGGATACCTCTCATTTATCCAAAGGAGACTTAAGCGGAGACACACCAGGCGAAATCGTTATGAGGAGAGACGTGGATTCTTGGAGCTACAAGGCTGGGGCGACCAGCACGTATGCGTCCACAGTCAGCATCGGTCTCAGTGGTGAATTAGTGAAAGAGTTTTTCACCAGCAACGCCACACTCATTGGAACAGCTAATCGCATAGGATATTATGCTAATACAGCTAGTTCCAAATACAGAAAGCAGGATGGCAGCTCGTTGTCAACAATCGAAGTTTTAGAAACTATAAAATATTCTATACATCAGTTGAAGAGCATACAGATCAGTCTAAAAGGAGACACTGGGGTTATTAACCGCCCCAGCGTTACTCCTTTCGACTGATTCAGGAAAATGGGGTCTGCTACAGGCGTGGGGTACATAGGTGCCCTTAAGCTGACCCCATCGTTTACATTTACGCCTAAACCGTGTGAGGAAAGCATTTTGACATTAACATGTCGAAATTCTCTCCTCGAATCAGGCACGGTTTACGAGGACTTCACTCCGAAGTTCTCGTGTACACCTGAAGAGTACAATAGTGAGTATGTGTCTTTTTTCGGACCTGGTTTTGCGTTGCCAATCAACCTACCAGGTTCAGGAGAAGGAGAACACAGAACAGCCATTGGGCGTATGATTGCATTGCGAGCCCCTGAGAAACCAGGATATAACGAATTCTTGATATCTAATCAAGATAAAGTTTTTAAGCACGTGCGTCATGCTTTGCATTCCTATAAATTACACTTTGAGAGTAGAATTAATAGGGTTATGCCAGATGAGTCGTATCCCTTGTGGAGAGACCAAGCCCATAACAAGAAAGCCGAGAGAGTGGAGTGTCATTTAGAAAATTGCGACATAGGTCACGATGCTATTGACGATAACAAACCAGTTGTAGTGAAACTGAAACCCTTCGAAAAGTTACCGGATGGGAAGAAACGATGTGTTGGCAACCTTGGAACGCATAGAACCGCAGCAACCGCGCACGTTTTTTCTTACATTAAGGAAGCTATGGAAGGAGAGTATATTCATCAGAACTACACCTTTGAGTTTGTTAAAACACCAGCCAAAAACGTTTTGGTTTCTGTTTTCACTAAATTGTTAAATCCGAAATTTGGTACTGCTTATTACCCTTATTTTTCAGATGATTGCTGTGTTTCTGCTCATTGCAGAGACGGCATCGTTTATTTTAATGGAGATATTAAGCAGTGTGATGGTTCACACTACACTAAACTTTTAGACTCTATTCGAGATTTCCTAGCTAATACGCGGGGTCAGAAGAACGAGCACTTCGAAGCCGTTACACGTGCATTCGATTACTTGGGTCAACCTGCTATTTTTAAGAATAAGAATAAGAGGCATAAACAAAAGGTTAAGTATAGTTTTACCAGTAAACGGATGTATTCAGGATTCGCGGGTACCACTGTGACAAACAATTTCGCCAATCTTATCATTGGTTTTTGTTTACAAAAACGTGTCCCGAATCCTGGACTCATAACTCGAGAAGAGTACAAGCGTCAGTATCGATTAGCCGCCGAGGATGCTGGTTATCTAGTCAAAGTGCAGGAGTGCAATTGTCCAGAAGACCTCCAGTTCCTCAAACACTTCACAACCATTGTTGATGGCGAAGTGGTCGTTTGTATGGGCCTCGGAGTTGAGGTCCGAGGGTTCGCTATGTTTGATGGCGACCTGCCCGGTCGGGGAAGTTATGGCGCAAGAGCCAGGACTTTCCTGAGCGATGTAGTGGAAAGCAGAGCGAATTGGGGGAACCATGTTCTTCGCGATGCTATGAATACATTGGTGATTCCACGGGAAACCAAAGTGTTAATGACGGGAGCTGCGTATGCCAGTTCCTTGACGACTCAAATTGAGAAATCTGTCGGTGCAACCGATGTCTTCATACCTCTAGTATCCCTCGAGAAGAGATACAAAATCCCATCGTGCTTGATTGTTGAACTATGTCAACTTATTGTAGATGCTAAACAAGGTGAATTGATTACTCACCCTGCGGCTGTCGCATTCTACAGTATTGATTATGGTTAATCGCACACTCTCACCAGGGGAAATATGGTGAGTTTTCAAAATAAC